CTTATACGCGTTGTCCCCCGTGTACCCAGCCGGTGGCTCCTTCCGCCGCCCCCTGCTGTCGTACTCAACAGGTGTTGCCTCTAAGAAACTTCCGCTCGCGGGCCCGTCCTCTTTCTCCAGCAACTCCTGTGTTGCCGTCCACGGCAGCAGCTTGCAGCGACACGAGAAGTGCCTGGGCCATGGTGCTGGGGGCTTGTCACGTTCCTTGAACTTCACCCCATCCAACGGGGCGCATAGCGGGCAAAGCCTCGTGTCATTGCTGGCATCCCACCACCAGCGATAACCGCTTTTTGTGCCAGGTAGCAGATCAGCATTGGCCTCATAAAACGCATCATGCGCTGACTGGCTGGCCTCTGCCATCGAGGTGCGCACCACCGCCTCGGTCATCGCCCACCCACGCCTGCCAGGCCCCAACGGCCCGATCTCACGCATGATCTCGTCATTGGTCATCCCCACTAAGAAGCCTGACCGCAGGTGACGCTCAACCTGTTTGGACTGCGCGTCCATCCAGTTCGGCAACAGCTCCGCCAACCCGTACTTGCTCCCACCAGGGCTCAGCACCGAAAAGCCCGTCTCTCGCGCTGCCGCAATCACCTGCTGTCTGGTGATGCTCGGGCTGATAAACCCCTTCTCCAACGCATTGGTCACGTTGAAGCCAGGCAGGTTCCCGCTCACGCTCACCTGCTGCCCGCCAGTCGTCACCCCAGTCAACGTTGTTGTTTTGACAGGCTCAGGCGTGATGCCACCAGCCTCCAGATACTTCTGCGCATTGCTCAAACCCTCCTCAAACGCCCGCGCCTGGGCCTCTGGCAGGATCTGATAAATCCGGTCAGCAACGGGCTCAAACTGCGCCCGGATCGTCGCTAACTGCGTCCGCAACCACAGCTCCCGCGCAATGCTTGCCCCTGCAGGCGGCAAATTGGCCAGCAGGAACTCCAGCCGCCGTATTGCCTCCTGATAGGCAGGCAGGATCTGCTTCAACACATCGTCGCTAAGGCCCTTCAGCGCAAACTGATCGCGCACGACAACCAGCTTCTGCGCATCCGTCTGCATCAGCCCTCAAACGGCTGGTTTGCTGGCATCGGTTCCTGATACTGCGACGACAATTCCATCTGCGCTTCCTGCCGTTGCAGCTGCTGCTCCATGTCCTTCAGCTGCTCGGCCTCAGCGTTGGCCAGGATTTCCTCCACGTCGAACGAATCATCAAAGACCTCGCCGCGCTGCAGCAGTTGCAGCGCCGTCTGCTGATCCAACAACCCACTGGTGAACAGCGTGTTGATCGCCGTGATCTCCTGACCCTTCATTGGTTCTGTGTTGAAGTCGCGGTCAATCGCCACCACCGGCGCCTCAATCCCCGCATACTCAGCCGCCAGATTGATCGCTACCTGCAGCGTCTGCTCAATGTCTTTGCTGATGATTGCAAGCATCGAGTTGGCATCAATGCGATCCAGCGTCTTGCTGATCCCGCTCTCAGCCACGTTTTTCTGTTTGGTCAGCGCCACCAAGCCCAACATGCTCATCTCCTCCACCAATGCTTCCAGCTCTGCACGCTGAGCGTCGAAGGCACTGCTGGCAGGCTCGACATACATCGCATCACCTTCAGGTGGCATGGCCAAGGCGTTGTTCACGCTCAGTCCCACCGGATCCGACTGCTCGTCCCAACCCTTCAGCACAAGGATGGGTTGTGCAGCAATGTGCAATGCCTGAATCAGATCAGCGTGCCTGGCGTAGTGCGACAGGTTCAGCTGGGCGATCTCCGTCAGCGGTGGCTTGCTAAATAGCGTCCCCACCTTGTTTGAGTACGTCGTCACCATCGGGATGTCACGCAGGCTCGTAACCCCCTGCTCCACAATCTCCCACTTCTTGATGTCATCCTTCTCCTCCCATACTTCCCACTTGCCAGGTTCCAGCACCCTGATGCGGTTGCGGTACTCATTGCCAAAGCGACCCTTTGGCACGCTCACCACTTCTTTGATCCGCACCTGCTGCAGCTTGCCCGCATCCTTTCTCGGATCCTGCCGCCAGCCGATCACAGACCACGGATCAACCTGCACGAAGTAGGGCTTGAGGTCAGCCTCAAACTGATCCTTCAGCGTGCGGATCTCCTTTGCATCAGGGAAGTCCACCAGCCAGCTGCTGTGCCCATAGGCCACGGATAGGAACAGCTGGTTGCGCACAAACTCATCCAGATCCGTGCCCTGACGGTCGCAGTCAAGCCGCCATTCCTCCCAGAAGGTCTCGTCACCGCCTTCGAGGTGGATGGGCTTGCGCAGGATCAGACCTACAGCAGTGCGTGCCAGCCTGCCGAAGTAAGGAGAGAACACACTGCGGCTGACGCGCCCGCGATAGGCATCATCCAGCTCACGCGGTTGCTGCGGCAGATACCGATGGCAGTTAGTGCGCAGGTAACTGGTGCCTTCAAGGCAAGCGCGGATCGGCTCCCACCACATCGCAAGCTGCCAGAAACTGGCATCTGGGATGCTCGGGTCTTCAGGGTCGCTGAACCCTGCAAGCGTTGTCGCATAGCCCTCACTCAGATACGGGTATGGACCCACCTGCGGGCGGCTAAGTGGGTCATACGTTGTCATCGCCAATACGCCGCCGGTCTAAAGGGCAGTCTACGGAGGAGTATCAGTACACCCGCCAGCCGGTGCCGCCTGCTTTCCACTGCCTGATCGCTGCCAACCTGTAGACCGCATAGCCCATCGCATCCCCAGCGTGGCTGAGGTCGTCCATCCCCACTCCACCCTTCTCGGGCTTCCCTTTCTCATCAAAGGCGTGCTGCTCCAATGTCCGCCGTAGGTGCTTGCAGCCATTGCCTACCAAGAGTCGCCCCTGGCTGATGCAAACGTTGACCGCGTTGATCCGGTCCTGAATCAACGGGTTGCTCTGCTGTTGGATCACGTGATGACCAGCTTTCTTCAAGATGCCTACGTCTGACTCCTGAGCCGCCGCTGTGCTCCGCTGCTTTGATGCCGCATCAGGGATCAACGTCAGCTGTCCACGCTCAAAGTGCAGCGGGTACAGCTCCTTTAATCCCTCAGCGATCTGCTGCGTGTCGCGGTAGACCGCCTCGGCAAAGAAGTGGAACTGATCACCACGCCGTACACAGTGCTGCGTGACGCTGTTGCCCACGTTGATGTCAATCCCAACAAAGATCGTCTCGTGCTCCTGGGGCAGCGCATCGGTGTAGTGAAGGCTCCGATCGAAGTCGGGATACAAAGCGCAGTTGGCCAGGTTGACAAAATCACCGTTCAGGTAAGCGGCGATCAGTTGCGGCGGGTAGTTCCGCTCCAGGCTCGGGATGAACTCGGCCGGCAGGTTTGGGTTGTCCTTGGTCTTGACCTTGATCAGCCGTTTGTCTGGCCCGTCCTGCTCCACAAAGGTTCGATACGCCCAGCGGAAGCCCTCAGGCGTTGATGCCACCGCCAGTTGGTTGACATTGCCGGTTCGCATACGGGCCAAAAGCATCTCGCCGGCCTTCTGCGCTGTTTCGGTTGGGCTCGTATCACACTCGTCCCAGACCGCCGCCGCAATGTTCTGGCCGCGAATGCGCTGGTAATTCTCAGCTGATTGGCAAAGGACAGTGATCGTGCCTGTTGGCAGCTCGATGCTGTATTCAGGCTGAGGTGATGCCCTGAAAGTAAAGGGGATCTGCCAATGCTCTAACGCCCCATCCAACGCAGGGATCAGCACGGTGCGGATCATGGGGAACGTGGGCTCACAGGCCATCAGTGTCTGGCCTGGGTTTTCAAGCCCGAGGAAGATGATTTTGGCCGCTAGCGCCCAGGACTTCCCTGAGCCAAAGCCACCGATGTAACCAACGATGCGGTGATGCTGATCGTTGAGGAACTCCCGCTGAGCAGGTAGGCAGTCAGCAAGGATGCGTTGCTTCAGCTCCTCTGCTGCGCCTGGGTTAGGGGGCTGTTCAACGGCTTTGGGCGTTTCAAGCAGCAGGCCACCAGGACAGGCGTCAAGGATTGAAGGCACGCTCAGCCTCCCTACTGATCGCAGCTTCAAGCTGACGACGCTTGTCTTCAACGAGGTGGTGACTGGTGACAAAGGCTGAAGCGCTGAAGCCGTCACGGGTGAGGGTGACCTTGATCAGTTCAGCGTCCAGCACTTCGACGTCCATCATTTATCGGCGAGGCCAACCAGCTCAGCTTGAAGGCGGATGGCATTCAGTGCCACTTGCATTTGGCCGCGGCGTTCTGCTTGCTGACGGATGGACCGAATGCCACCGAGGAGTTCCGAGAGGAAGGCAGGGCGAGCCATCTCGCAGTCCTTTTCAAGCATCTCGTAAGCGCGGGCGAGATAGATCTCGGCCATGCGCTCCTTGATTCCCCAAGAATCTGTAGCGAAGTGCAAGATCTCCGTGCGTGACTTTCCATCGCACAGCATCCCGTAGATGGTCTGCGCGCGAAGGAGGGATTCAGCTGCAGTGCTTCTCTGCCCTGGCACGTAACAAATTGCGGTAAGTACAGGCTAAGGGTTGCGCAGGGCTAGGGGAGGTTGGCGGGCGGTTCGGCCCAGAGACCTGTGTAGAGGCCGTGCATGGTGCTGTCGGGATTGTCTCTGCCGGCGAGGGTGTAGAGGGCATCAAGGACGAGGACGCGATTTTCCATAGCGTGAAGGTCTTCAGCGCCGGGTTTGCGGGCTTCAGTGCGCAGGATGCGTACTTGGTCTTCAGGTGTGAGCTTGTTCATAGGGGAGTGACGGTGATGAGAGCGCCTTGGGGCTCATCGGCGACGCAGTAGCGCTTTTGGATGGAGAGGGAGACGACTTGGGAGTCGTCGTCGTAGCAGATGCCTGTGAGGGCATCAAGGATGGCGCGGGCAAGTTTGTCTGCGTCACCGACAGAGCGGACGGCTGGGTGAGAGGGAGCGGAGGGTTTGACGCCTTTTTTTCCGAAGTGGCCTTTGGGGCGCTTGAAGCGACAGACGATGGAAACGGTCATGGGATGAGAGGGATCCCAATGATCGGGAGTGGAAGCGATAGCGGCTTGTTTGACGTCTTGCCGCCAGGGTTTGAGGTGAAGTGAGGATTCAACAAGGATGCCGCGCCCGAGGTGTCGCTTGCTGCCTTGAGGAGCTGGGTAGCCGTAGGCAACGAAGGTGATGGAGTTTGGCATCAGGCTGCAAGCTCCTTAACGCGCTGCAGCGGGATGGCAGCCACCTGAGGGACAACCGCGTTACCGAGGGCCTTTAGGCGGTCCACCCGACGGGAAAGCCCATCATCTCCTCGACGAAGGATGGGTTCAGATAGGTAGCTTCGCCAGTCGGGATTGAGTCGTCGCGGAGCATCGCTCCAGCGAGGCCATCCCTGTCGATCTGCGACGGTGGCAGGGTGCTGTTCTTGCTGTCGTTGACCGTTGGGGTCGGCAGCATCCGATCCCGCACCGTGGTCGCCAGCTCGCGGCTCTTGGCGTCCGGCCTCGCCCGCGCCTTGTCCCGTCCGCGCTCGCCGTCCGCTGCTTTGGGTGTTGGGAGTAGCGTCAAAGCATCCTGAAGGTTCAATGAGTGGGTAGATCCCGTTCTGGATAGTCTGCGACCCGCATTTGTTATTACCGCATTGGGATGAGCAATCGTGTCCTGTGTCGTTGGCGTAGGCAACAAGCCACCACCGATCTCGCTGATGGCAGGCTCCCACAGCACTCGCCGGAATACATGCCCACTCCGCATCAAACCCTGCCTCGGCCAGTTCCCCGAGAACGGTGTCCAATCCGTTAGAAGTGATCGCTGCGACGTTCTCCATGACGACGTAGCGGGGTCGAACTGTGCGAACGACTCGCATGAG